TCATCTGCAACTAAAGGCGACTCAATGGAAAAAGTAGAAGGGGACGTTCAAGACCTTGGTAAATCTGTTGTCGACCCAAAAGAGACTAGAAAAGGGCCTTCTGATGCTGCGAAAGCAACTAAAAAGGACACTTCTGCTCCAACTAAGGGCGCAAAAGATGCCGGGGGCAAAGATGAGCCCACTAAAATTAAAGAACCTCTCGCTGCGGGCGTGGAAATCGACCATGACGGTGAGGAACTAGAAGAAGCTCGTATGACTAAAGAATCAATGATTACTGCAATGCAAGAAAAACTTTCTGGCATGAAAGCAGTTGATTTGAAAGCAGCATACGAATCAATGATGAATGACGATGAAGAAGAAGAGATGGATGAGTCTACTCTTGAAGATCGTCTTGCATCTGTAGATGTGTCTGAGGACGTTTCTGCTCTAACTGAAGGTGAAGAACTTTCTGAAGAGTTCCAAGCAAAAGCTGCGACAATTTTCGAAGCCGCTGTAAAATCAAAACTTCGTTCAGAAGTTGCTCGTATTGAGTCTGCAAAAGCAGTTGAAGTTGCAGAAGAAGTCGAAGCAATTCGTGCAGAGTTGACTGAAAAAGTTGACGCATACATGAACTATGTTGTAGAAGAGTGGATGAAAGAAAACGAAATCGCAATCGAGCGTGGCTTGAAAGGCGAAATCGCAGAAGACTTCATCACTGGACTAAAAGACTTGTTCACTGAGCATTACATTGATGTTCCAGATGAGAAGTATGACATTCTAGAATCACAGTCTGCAAAGATTGATGAACTAGAAGAAAAAATTAACGAACAAATCGAGCGCAATGCAGAACTAAAGTCTCGCAATGCACAACTTGTTCGTGAATCAGTTTTTGCAGCTGTTTCTGCTGATCTTGCCGCAACTGAGGCAGAGAAGTTTAAATCGCTTGCAGAAGATGTAGAGTTTTCCGATGAAGAAACATTCAAAGCTAAACTCGACACGCTAAAGGAATCTTATTTCCCTAAGGCAACCACTATCGCTGAATCTGTAGACTCTGAATCAGATGGTTCCGAATCTTACGATACAACTGGTGCAATGGCCGCTTACATGGCTGCTATCAGTAAAAATGTAAAGCGAGCTAAGGGTTAATAGTGTTAAACTATAAACTTTTATAAATATTATTAGAAAACTCAATAAGGAGAAACTAAAATGTTCCAGACAGAACATCTACAGGAAAAGTGGCAGCCAGTCCTTAACCACGCTGATCTTCCAGAGATCGGTGATTCATATCGTAAGGCTGTAACCACAGTTATCCTAGAAAACCAAGAAAAAGCACTTCGTGAGGATCGTGGATTCCTCGGTGAAGCTGCTCCAACAAACGCAACAGGTTCTTCTGTTGACAATTGGGATCCAATCATGATCTCTCTTGTTCGCCGTGCGATGCCTAACTTGATTGCATATGACGTTGCAGGCGTTCAGCCAATGACAGGCCCAACAGGCTTGATCTTTGCAATGCGCTCACGCTACACCAACCAATCTGGTACTGAAGCGTTCTACAACGAAGCAGACTCAGACTTCTCAGGTACAGGTACTCAAGCTGGTACTAACCCTGCGGTTCTTAACGACTCACCTGCTGGTACTTATACAAACGGTACTGGTATGACTACTGCTGCGGCAGAAGCATTGGGTGACGGTGCAGGCCCAGATTTCGCAGAAATGGCGTTCTCAATTGAGAAACAAACTGTTACTGCAAAGTCTCGTGCTCTAAAAGCAGAGTACACAATGGAACTTGCACAAGACTTGAAAGCAATTCATGGTCTAGACGCAGAAACAGAACTTGCAAACATCTTGTCTGCTGAAATTCTTGCAGAAATCAACCGTGAAGTCATTCGCACAATCTACACTGTTGCGAAGCCTGGCGCACAAACTGATACTGCAACTGCGGGCACTTTCGACCTTGACGTTGACTCAAACGGCCGTTGGTCAGTTGAGAAATTCAAAGGTTTGATGTTCCAAGTTGAGCGTGATGCAAACGCAATCGCACAACAAACTCGCCGTGGTAAGGGTAACATCATCATCTGTTCGTCAGATGTTGCTTCTGCTCTACAAATGGCTGGTGTATTGGATTACACTCCAGCACTAAACAACAACCTAAACGTTGACGATTCTGGCAACACATTTGCTGGTGTTCTAAACGGTCGTTACAAAGTGTACATCGACCCATATGCAGGTAACGGTGCGGCATCTCAGTACTACACAGTTGGTTATAAAGGTACATCACCTTATGACGCTGGTTTGTTCTACTGCCCATACGTTCCTCTACAAATGGTTCGTGCGGTTGGTGAAAACACCTTCCAACCAAAAATTGGTTTCAAAACACGCTACGGTTTGACTGCAAACCCATTCGCTGAAGGAACTAACGCTGGTTTGGGTGCTCTAAACGCAAACGCAAACACTTACTACAGAC